TTTTTAGTACGAAGATATTTTGCGATCATATGCATGATGGCCTGGTGCACATCCTCGGTTGCCTCATACTCTGGAAGATCCACATGGATCGCATGGTGTGCAAGCTTACGCGTCTCACCACCTTCAAAGCCTGTGAGTGCAATCACAGTCATGCCTTTCTTCAACGCGATACGACACGCCTCGACCACGGACGGTGAGTTACCGGAGCTGCTGATACTGATGAACACGTCACCAACATCTGCAAGCCTCTCGAGCTGGTACGCATAGACCTGATCGTACGAGATGTCGTTCGAGATCGCCGTCATCAACGGGATATTGGCAGACAGCGAGATCACTCTCGGCTTAAACGGTTTTGGATCATCGATACGTGAACAACCCTTGGTGTAATCACACGCCCAATGCTGTGCGATCGCAGCCGATGCACCGTTACCTGCCGTGTATATGGTGGCGCGGTTTTCAATTGCGTACAGGATGGCATCTGCAGCATCTTGAAGTTTATCCAGGTCGATAGACTCGAGCCCGTGGTAGACGGCTACGCAATGCTGTTTGTATTCAGTCTCGATAGACAACTTTTGCTCCCTCGTGTGAGATGCCTACATCAAGGCATGTTCTATCTGAAAATTCTCGGCGAATCTTTTCTTTTGATTCGGTAAGCGCCAACATGTATCCGCCACCGCCGGCTCCAAGCAACTTAGCACCAAACGCACCGGCAGCTTTACATCGCTCGTACATAGTATCTATCTCGTTGTTCGAGATCTCGGCACTCATTTGTTTCTTAAGGACCCATGCAGAGTCGAGCAGCCGTCCATAATCATGGATATTTACCTTTTGTGTACCCTGCATATCTGCCATGTTGGCCAGTTCACGAATGGTAAATGTCTTAGCCTCGAAGTTAATCGTATCAAGGATCTTTGATGCGTGGTGCTCTACGTTCGTAGGAATCAAGATCATATAGTTCTCGATCGTATTCGAGTCAAGACGTTTTACATCAACACGTCCTTCGCCGAGCTCGTTAGCATACTTGATGTAGTTCATGCCACCGAACGCCGAAGCAAACTGGTCCTGCATGCCGATCTTCCAGCCACATAGGTCGATCTCGATATGACAGGCGGTCTTTGCAACACCGTATGGATTCACATACTCATATCCAAGGTATGCAGACAGTGCCTTGACGAGAGCACAGGTAAAGGCAGACGACCCACCAAGACCGTTGCCGATCGTAGGGATGTCTGCGAATGACGTGATCTCGATGTTGGATTTGATTCCGAAGAACTTGAGTGCATTACGGACGATCTCGTTCTGGATATCGTCTATGTCTTCTACGCATTCTTGTTTCGAGTATGAAACCTTGATGTGCTTATGTGGTGTGTGCATGACAGCTACATAGACATATTTGTCGATAGCCGTCGAGATGGTTGCTCCACCCCACGTAGAAAAGTGGGCGGGGATATCACTACCCCCGCCGAAAAAACTAACTCTGAGTGGTGCTTTGGCCAAGATCACGGTGTTGTTCCTTCAATGATGCAATGAGACCCTTCCACTTCGGCATGATCGACTCCCAAGAGAATCGAGTATCAGCATATGCCTTGATAAAGGTGAGAAGGTTGGTCAAGTCGTTATTCTGTACGTTCTCGATTGCGTACATCAGAGTGTGAGCAAAGATGTTGGCATGGAGATTCATGTCCTCATGATCACCATCATACTGTACCGTCAACCCGGCTGAAGTATCAGTAAGAGCAGAAAAGTTGGGATGCACAGCCAAGCAACCAGCAGACATAGCTTCAATAAGAGATCTGCATGACGTCTCAGGCCAGATGCAAGGGTATGCAAAGATATGAGCTTTCTGATAGGCGGCACGTACTGTCTCCTGATCTGCCCAACCATGGTAGTTAATCTGTGGATGTTCTCTCATCTTCTGGAAGAGAGGTTCGAACTGTGCATCACGTCCTTCCCAGTTCTTACCATAGATGCCGAACGAGGAGAAGACGTCTAGCTCGATGTTGGGATATCGCTCTGCAAGAGCACAAAAGACAGGAACCAGAATCTCCAGTCCACGATGAGGTGTGGACGTATAAATGAGGCGAATCTTGTCTTTAGGCTTGTCAACAAACGGAATAGGCTCGACGCCCGTCTCGATAACGCAGCTATGATGGCTGTATGGTACTCCAAGATAGTCACGATATTGTTGATACTGCCAGTTGCTGCTAAAGACCAACTTGTGGAAGCGATCTCGAGAAGCTGGATCTTTAAGGTGTTCAGCCTCTGGATCCATCGCGAGGTCGTGTAGATGATAGATTCTAATTCGTTCTGGATCAAGCTCACGGACACGAGCAGTGATAATTTGGATTCCATCGAGCTCATCACGGCTAAGTCGGTGGAAGAGATTTCGAGTGGTAAGTTCTGTTCCACCATTCGATTCCTTGTTGAGTTCATTCAGTTCAATTAAGTCTTGATTATTCATCACTAGTTTCCAAATACCAATCTTCTGCTAGGTCTGCTTGCCAGAAAAATTGCTTGTCGTTGAAGGCCTTGTCGTCGATCCATACGTCATACGAAGGCTTTCCAAGCTTAACTTCATGGAACTTACAGCCCCAGTCGTTGAGTTGTTGCGTGGTGAGTTCGGTCCAATCCAATCCGGATCCTGAACCACGAGCGGTCCAATACTTGATAGTATGGCCTTGGTCGTATAGTTTATTTATCTCTTCAATACGGTGCGTGTATGGAACGGAAAGATCATAACGATGCTTTCCGTCTACGAACGGCGTGACACAGATCGTCTGGTCAATGTCTACGATGTAGATCATGATTCAGTAGTAAACCCAATAACCGAGTCATATCGGAATGAACGCCATCCCTCATTCTCTAGATCCCAGACGGCAAGGACGTCCGGATTCGGAGTCTTCTTCTGTACAGCTTCTTCAAGATCAGTCTGTGCTGGAAGAAGATCTGGCTTCAGTGTACAGGTCATCCTGCGTTCTGTTCCATCCTTCTTTACAAACAAAAGAAAAACTACATCATCAAGTAGTGCTTTCTTTAAATATTCATTCCGCCAGGAAGTGCTGTTCTGGCCGGTTGTAGTATTCAATGAGTCTGTCATAACCACCAATTCTTTCTTCATCAATAATAATAAAAGGGACTGTTCTTACATCAGGAAAGATTTCTAGGAACTCTTCGCGTGTAAGATCTACTCCGATCTTCATTTCCTGATAGGATTCATTCTTTTCAGAAAACAAATTTTTAGCATGTACACAATATGGACAATTGTCCTTTGTGTAGATAACAACCCTATGCCTCATCTGCACTCTTTCCTCTATAGATGTTTGCAGTTGCGCGTGGATCGCCGTAGACTTCATTGGCACGCTTCCTTACCATAGCCATGCTCTTGTTCGGACCAGGAACAGTAATCCATGGATTCTGTCCCTTTCTCCAGGCTTCCAGCTTATTCAATGCCTTTTCGATCGGCGACCTGTCACGGCGAGCTTCTCGCACACCGTCAACGATCGACCGACGCTGACCCTTCGATACGTAGGTCTTACGCTTTACCTTTTTACCCATTATATAACCTCACTTCTTGTTCTTACGTGCACCACGTGCTTTGCGCTTTGTTGACCCGATTTTACGACGCCCCTTACGAGGTCTGTTCTTTGATGGATGTGGCATAACGATTACCTCAACTGTTTGCTAATAGTATAATTATAATTGCTAAAATCGACCAACCCACGATACCAAGCGGTTTAGACTTTTTATGCTTATAGATTTTTGATCTTGTCTTTTTGAATTTAGTTATAGGATTCAAAAGAACTGTCTTACGTCCAAGTGGAGTAACGCGCGTAGCATATTGTTTAGTGCGACTGCCAGAATTTATGTTGGTACTAGCAGTATAACGCGTTGCTCCATTCTTCGTAGATCCAGTAGACTTAGACGTGGTGTGTCTAGTATTACCTTTATTCGTAATAGTTTTAGTAGTGGTTGTTCGAACACCACCTACCGTTCTCGAAGTTCTTTTGGTATATCCCATTATATATCACAACTCTTAAATTAAAGACAACTCATTTTCTCTGTCAATATACTTATACTCTACTTTTGTAGGCTGCCAAGCTTGGATTGCACTAAATACGTCGTCGATATTCAGCGCGCTGCATGTATAGACATCCAGTTGTGCTAATGCTGGTTCACACTCGTCCCAAACATGGAGCGCAATGTGACTTGTCTCAATAATAGTAACGGCAGTAAGACCCTGGTTTCCTACCATCTCTGAGTATACAGCGTATGGTCCCATCAGTATATTCATATCGATCTTCTTGACCAGGTCGCGCATCCAGTCTTTAATCTCTGGTACGCTGTACGGAGGATTTTCAAGTTCTGCCCTCACGATTAAGTGCTTGTGTTCTAGTACCTTACCCACCTCATAAAGTCTCCTGTTCGGGGTTGAAGAGTAGAGTCTTGACATGACTCGCTTGAATTTTGCAACTTACCCAGTTGTTATAATAGTTCGGATCTAAGATTGCATCATTATCAAAGATGTACTTCGTTTCGAAGTAGTTACACTCACCACGTGTTTTACATAACCTTAAAATGGTTCGGCGGAAACTCTCCTTGCCGAAATACTCGATGTCTTCCTTCAGAGACGAAGAAGACCCGTAATAGTCGTCCCAGTCGGACTCTACACGGATCTTCTTTCGTTTGCCTTTGACAGTCTTGTATCCAGCTTTTGTAAGATACTTACGACCTATGTATTTCTTACCATTAGTCAGATTTTCAATAAGGTATACGAAGCCGTAGTAATCGCCATCATTAACAAACTCTTTATCTTCGTATAACCACATAAACCTATTCCATAACGATTGGAAAGATTTATTTATTCATCGTCTTCGTCATCAAAAAGATCTTCAAGTTCTAACTCTTCAGAACAGAAAGGGCAATAAGCAGGCCGGACTGTTCCGTCGGTCAATATCTTAAATTCTTCCTCGCATGAGGGGCATGTGGTCCAATCCATTAAATGTGTTTTCCTTATAAATAAGTGTGGTTCGCGGTCTCGTACACCCAACCACTCTAATGCCATTGGGAGCACCAGCATGAATATTTACTATATATATGCCTATTTAAGATCTTCAAATAATACTCCCTATTATATAGGGAAAGGTAAAGATGATAGAGCTTATGCAAAACATAAAGGCATCTCTACTCCAAAAGATCGTTCTAAAATTGTTATATTAGAATCTAATTTAACTGAAGTTGGAGCATTTGCTTTAGAGCGCCGTTATATCAAATGGTATGGTCGTAAAGATCTAAAAACAGGAATATTATTAAACAAAACAGATGGTGGAGAAGGATCTTCTGGTTTAATTCATTCAAAGGAAACCAAAGCAAAAATATCACAATTAAAAACCGGTTCTAAAACTAAACCCCGCAGTGAAGAATTTAAAAAATTATTAAGTGAAAAATATAAAGGCAAACCTCTTTCAGAAGAAACAAGAAGAAAGATGAGCGAAGCCGCTAAGAGACGTAAAACTCAACCAAGATCTGGTTGTAAACATTCAGAAGAAACTAAAGCAAAAATAGCTATAGCTAAAATGGGAAATCAATGCGCTAGAAAATATCCTAAAGCTGAAAGCCTTTGAAGGTGTTTTCGTCTACGTCTTTCTTGACTCCGCCAATTACATAACTAGTAATCTCTGTTTCCTGTGGAGCAACCTGAACCTCTGCACCGGAGATCCACTTCTGCGTCCATGGCAGTGGATTTGCACCCGGCTTACCGTTTAGTCCAATTGCACCCATGCGCTTCGCGGCGATATGATCTACATAGTCACAAAGTAGCTGTTCGTTCAGTCCGATCATAGATCCATTCTTAAAAAGATAATGTGCCCACTTCTTTTCTTGTTCGACAACTTTGTAAAACATGTCAATGCACTCATGTTGTGTCTCTTGCCGAATTTGTTCAAAGTCCGGATCCTCCTTTGGGAGAATTTTGAGCAGTTGCTGAGTTGAGGCAAGATGAACATTCTCATCCCGTGCAATGAGCTTGATGATTTTCGCATTGCCCTCCATTTTCTTAACCTCCGCAAAAGCCCAGCTACATGCAAACGAGACATAGAATCTTACCCCTTCAAGAGCATTGACAGCGTTGAGGCACATCCATAGTGCCTTCTTGTGATCATAGTAGTCGAATACGGTCTTGCCAGTGTCAGCTGATACAGGCTTCGTGTTTAGCTTGATAAGGTCATCGTAATACTTAGAAATGTCCTTAGCGCAGTCTACGATCTCAGGGATCTCCAGCATTTCATCAAAGACTCTGGAAGGATCAGAATAGACGTTACGAATGAT